GAAACAAATTACGGCCCTGGCACTCGGCCTTTATCTCAGTACTGAACCTCGTCAGATATTGAGCCATAATGTCCTTCCCCCTCCCAGGGAGGGCTCCATCGAGGAGTCGGTCAATCACGGTGACATAGGACCTTTCATCCTCGTCGAAACCAATGACATCATCGCCGTGTCCCCCCATTACCTTGTTCTGTCCAAAGAACAGACCGACATTCAGAAACGGAATGTACCGAGGTGTAGAGGAATGGCGCGAAACCGTCCACCAGGAAGTTCCCGCAGGGCGGGCCCTCCCCTTCAGGAGATCAGTGTCTTCAAAGCGCTCCGTGAATTGGAACCGACGGAGGTCGAAGTGGTAGCATGCCGAATTGGCATTGGCATAAACAGGATGGTGGTATGCTTTACCAGGACTCATGGAGAGCCCAACGGCAGCACCCAGCCGCACATGCTCAGTCCAAAGGGACTTAGGCGCAACGTACAACATGTCGTCGCCGTTCACCAAAACTCCCTTCAGCTTATCCGCAAGAGGTCGCGGATCCTCGTGAATGACACTTAGGTAAAGACCAAGGTTGGCCAAACAGAGGATCGGGAACGAAAGGATCGAACCCATTAGCTGCCCATTTCGTTGTTGCACCGGTTGCACATCATCAGAAAATGGGAATGGATATTCGCACATGTGGGGTGCGAGCACAGATCGCCACATGTTGCACATGGCGGGATCCTGTCCCTCAATCAGGTAATTGAGGATGGAGGCGGACAACCTCGCAGACAGCTTGTCTGTAGCCGCCGAGTAGTCAATGCTGAACCACTCAAGCGGTCCGTCACCAGTGAGGACTGGATTGACGGCCAAGTCATAGAGATCTGTTGTCTGGAGCGGAGCCCCAATTAGACGAAAACAGTCCATCTCACGCAGGACACCATGCAAAGCTTTCTGGAGCCTTTTGGAAGCATAGTAAGGTGCAGCGTTCCCCTTCGAAATCACACGGACTTTCAGGGGCTCGAGCACGGCCTGGATGGTCGCCTTGAGTACACGCTGTTCCTGCGCATACATCACATTAGTGCGACGTAGATGGTCATACCATTCACGCTCTCCATCGGAGTAAGCGTAAACCTCTATGATGACGTTGAGCTCCACACGTCCGCTGACAACTGCCCGAGGGTAGAAGATCATACGAATGAGGTCAGGATTGAGTCTCCCGACTGAGCTAGCAACGTGGTTCTTGGGATTAGCTGCCTGGATCCTGGGTAATGTTCGCATTATTGAACCCAGTTGTCCACCTTTGGCACGACTCGCCTCCCAACAGGCCCGCGTTGACGCGCTATGGGAGGTTTCCTCGGGAGTGAGCCAATCGGCCTCCCGTCCGGCAGTCGAATAAACCTGCCGAAGAGTCTGTCTGACCTTCTTGAGGACAGGCTTTAAATCCTTCATCACACGATCGTGCGTTGTGTCTGTAATTGGGTCATCCTGATCCATTGCTTCTCTGTGCTCTCTGTAGGTGGTTAATACCAATTCCTCAGAGGCCGGCAAGGCACACCGCTTTGCTTGCAGAAAAGAGTACCACAAATGAGTATTCTTGACACAAAAGACACGTAATCGTGAGTTGGCCCAGTTTCTGTACTGGCCGATGGGCGCGAACGCCTTATCGGGAGCCTTCGGTGCATCACACCGTAAGTATCTCGCCATGGGAGCAACAGTCAGGTACTTTGCCCTCTTGAAGTAGACCGACTCATCTGAACACGTCAGGTAGTCGGTAGCCTGGGTCCTAAAGCTGTCAAGTACAGCCTGAGGGGCTCCGTGGTGGTCCAAAATCAAAACCAATCCACGGAGCAGCGCCCGAGCTCTCTCGCCCGCATCCCGTAGTTGACGGGTTGCAGCGATCTCTGCGAAGACGGCGTCGTCGCAGACAGGAGGCTCATGAACTCCTGGGTCCCGTGAGGGGACCAAATTGGATGCAGCGGCTTCGGCCGGGTGAGTCTCGACTCCCGCGGGCACGACATTGAACCCTAATGTCTCCCCCGCCACATCAATCATGTTGATTATTCTTCCGTCGTCTTGTGTAGA